ATTAGAGTCTCAAGTTAATGATGAACTTTCAGATTATGAACCAGCTTACTACCGAGCAGATTGATGAGCAAGTAAAACTAGAACGAGAAGCAATTAATCAAGGTTTTAAACGACTACAAGATCAAACACTCAAACTAGAAAATCAAAGTTATGCATCTGCAACTATATATGGTATCAGTAGTATACAAACTTTATTACCAAGAGTAATTAAACGTATTGATGATACTAAATTAAAAATACATAAAGGTACATTTGGTCAAACATTTAAAGAGATACATATCTATCTTAGTACCTTAGATTCACAATCAGCAGCGGCAATTGCATGTAAACTTGCTTTTGATAAGATCTTTTCTTATAAAGAAGGTGCTAATATAGCAGTTAATGTAAGTGAAAGTATAGGTCAAGCAATAGAAGATGAGTGTCAAATGCGTCATTATGAAAAGAATGCTCCAGGTTTACTAAATAAATTAAAAGAAAACTACTGGCATAGAGCATGTGGAACACAGCAAAAGGTAGTAGTTATAAGGACGTTAATGAATAGATATGATATTAAACAATGGTCACCATGGGGTAGACATATTCGTATTAAATTAGGAACTTGGTTATTAGAATGCATTTGCGAATCTAGTGGTTGGTTCCATAAACAAACGATTAGAGAAGGTCGTAAGACAACTATCTATATCGTCCCTACTCCCGAGTTTATGGATATCAAGGACGATGTTATGACAAATGCATCTTTATTTTCACCTTTAGCATGGCCTATGTATGTACCACCTAAAGATTGGAGCAATGAATGTCCAGGCGGATACTTTTTAAATGAGGTTATGCACGGGCATGATTTAGTTAGAAGATCTGGTGTCGCACGTATACAGGGAGAGAAACCGCTGGAGTTTTTAAACAGTATTCAGAAGGTTGCTTACCGTCTAAATCCCTTTACAGTAGGTGTTGCTAAACACTTAGAAAGTAAAGGTATAAGTGTAGGTAAATTCCTCCCGATTATTCAATACGATCTGCCACCTAAACCAGTAGATATTGCAGAGAATAAGGACTCTAGGAAGGCGTATCGTAGAGCCGCTGCAGAAGTAATGAATAAGAGAGCAGCAGAGTTCAAGAGATCCTGCCGCACACGCATGATAATGGAAGCGATTAAACGATTTGAAGATCGAGATAGATTTTATATTCCGTGGAGTTTTGATTATAGAGGTAGAGCTTATCCAATACCTGCTTTTCTCACGCCGCAGGACACTGACTTCGGTAAAGCACTTATCCGCTTCGCTGATGAAACTTACATCACTTCAAGGGGGTGTCAGTGGTTAGCTTTTCAGTGTGCTACCACATATGGATTAGATAAAGCCACTATGAAAGAAAGACTTGATTGGGTATTAAAGAATATTCCGTTGATTATCAGAGTAGCCAAGGATCCGATTGATAACCTTGGTGACTGGGAGGCAGCGGATGAACCATGGCAATTTCTTTCTGCATGTGAGGAGTATTACAACGTATGTATTACTAAATCACGTAAGACTACTGGTTTACCAGTGGCGACAGATGCTACCTGTTCAGGGTTACAAATACTGGCAGGATTAGCGAGAGATAAATCGACAGCACAACTCGTCAATGTGTTGCCGTCTGATCGCCCACAAGACGCTTATAAGGTGGTAGCTGAGACTTCTAAGCCTTATATACCACCTTCTTTACATGATGTATGGGATAGGAAGTGTGTTAAACGCACAGTTATGACCATACCTTATAATGCAAAACCATTCTCTAATAGATCCTACATTAAGGATGCATTAAAAGAGAAAGGTGTAGAGATACATAAAGATGATCTCACAATCACCGTGAAAGCTGTTAGAGACGCTATGCAATCAGTAGTACCTGGCCCTATGTCAGTTATGAAATGGATTGAAGATGAAGTATCTAAAGCTATTAGACGTGGTGAGACATATCTAGAATGGGTCACACCTTCTGGATTTGTAGTTCATCAACGTATAATGAAAAAGAAAATAACTAGACTAAAACTACAGTTATTAGGTAGATGTGATGTATCAGTGGCTGGTAATAGTAATGAGGTAGATTTAAACAGACATAAAGCTGCTACCGCACCCAATCTAATACATTCATTAGATGCTAGCCTTTTACATTTAAGTGCTATTAGGTTTGATAATCCTATAGCATTAATACATGACAGCGTTCTCACACGAGCCGTTGACATGGATGAATTATCGACTATAATAAGGGAAACGTACATGCATTTATTTGCAGAACGTGATTACCTTAATGACTTTGCTTCACAAATAGGAGCAGAGACAGAACCGCCGATCATTGGTGACTTAAAACCAGAGACGGTGATAAATTCCACTTACTTTTTTTGCTAATGTATAACTACTCATTATTCGATAGCTTCTTCGCACCTACTAGAGTCATTGTTGTCTCTGAGGAAAGATTGAAAGCTAAAGAAATTGAACTGAAAGAAAACCAAATTAAGGTTGTTAATAACCGCATTGATGAGCTTGTTAAGTATCGTTCTGAATTACAGGATGAACTAAAGCAACTCGCACCTGCTAAGGAAGTCAATGAGGTGAATGATGACAAATAAAAATGTACATGTAACAGATGAGGTATCCTTAGAAGGTTTTCAAGCTATCTTAGAACCTGGTAAGTTCGGTTACTCTTTATCTGCTGTAGTAGATGATGCTCTTGTTGATAAATTAGAAACAGAGAGAACAGACGTTCTTAAATGGGCAGAATCTAAATTAAAAAATCCTAAAAGATCTACACTTAGACCTACACCTTGGGAAGAGGTAGCTAAAGGTAAAACTAGAATTAAATTTTCTTGGAGTGAAGATAGAAAACCACCTATTGTAGATACGGAAGGTACACCTGTAACTAATACAAAAACTCCTTTATATGGCGGATCTACTGTTAAACTTGGGTTTTATCAAAAGCCTTATATACTTAAAGATGGCGTTACCTATGGAAGTTCTCTTAAGTTGGTCGGTGTACAAGTTGTCAAATTAAATTCTGAAGCAGGTGTAAAACCTAATGATGAATTATCTACTGAAGAAGTAGCAGATCTATTTGGTAAATCTGAAGGATTTAAAGCTGCCGATGCACCACCACCAGTAGAACAGAATGAAGAAGACGACTTCTAGGATTGATACACCACATTTTAGATCACAACTAGAGCAACGTATAGCTACTTTGCTTATGACTCTAGGAGTATCATACGAATACGAAAGTGAAAAAATCGCTTATACTATCGCTCATCATTACACTCCCGATTTTGTGTTACCTAACCATGTATACTTGGAAGCCAAAGGATATTGGGCTCCCGAGGACAGACGCAAAATCCTTGCAGTTAAAAAAGATAATGAAGATATAGACATAAGGATGGTATTTCAATCACCCTATAATACTATCTCAAAGAGAAGTAAAACAACATATGCCCAATGGTGCGAAAAGCACGAAATTCCATGGACACATTTCCATGATATTCCACTCGATTGGTTGATATAATGTTAGATAAAGGCGACTTTGTAAGACATGAGCCTTGCGATAACTGCGGATCATCTGATGCAAATAGTTTGTATTCTAATGGTTCGCATTATTGTTTTTCTTGTCATACATACACACCCGCAGAGGGTATAAATCTTAATTCACAATCACCACGGACGATGACAAATGTCACATTTAGAGGAGAAGCAGAGACCCTTAGAAAAAGACGACTCCCTCAGAAAACTTGCGAGAAGTTCAGGATTTACAGAGATGGAGATACTCTACGCTTTGCATATTACAAAGGGGATGGATCTCTTGCTGGATTCAAAATAAGAAATAAGAAAAAAGATTTTTATTATGAAGGAATTTCCACTGACACTTTATTCGGTCAGCAATTGTTTCCTAGTACTGGTAAGCGTATTGTTGTTACTGAAGGTGAACTAGATGCTGCAAGCTGTTATGAAGCTATGCCTAATTGGCCAATGGTCTCATTACCTCACGGAGCTGCGTCGGCAAAGAAGGATATACAGAAACAAATACCTTTATTTCAAGGGTATCAGGAGATTGTCTTATTCTTCGACAATGACGAGCCAGGGAGAAAGGCGGCTGAAGAAGCGGCGAATGTATTACCGCCAGGGAAGGTCAAGATTGCAAGACTGGAATCTTACAAGGATGCATCAGAGGCATTACAAGCGAATGACACAGAGGCTATAAGAAAAGCTATCTGGGATGCTAAACCTTACAGACCTGATGGTATAGTAGAAGGAAATTCTTTATTTGATATAGTTACTACACCATTAACACCAGCTGACCATGACTACCCATTCAAAGGGCTACAAAATAAACTGCACGGGATTAGATACCAGGAACTTACAACGATTACTTCTGGATCTGGCCAAGGAAAATCAACATTCTGCCGTCAACTTGCAGTTAACTTACTCACCAAAGGGGTACGGGTTGGGTACTTGGCACTTGAGGAGTCAAATAGACGAACAGCTCTTGGATTAATGTCCACTGCTTTAGGAAAAGCATTACACATAGATGAACATGACAAAAAAGAACTCGAAGACGATTTTCGTGCTACCCTTGCTAACTGGAATCTTTACCTTTTTGATGGCTTTGGTTCTTTTGACCC